TCGCCGCTAACCCTGAACTACCAAGGAGGTCACCGCAGTTAAATATGAATTGAGTATTAAGGAATGAACACTAACTAGAGTGTTACTTTCTGAATACTAACCTCGTTCGATGCCGTCATTCATATAATCAACAAAATCATCATACTGGTCTTCTGAGATTTCGTCAAGTGTAATTACTTCTATTTCTTGATCGTAAGGTGTAATCCACTCATAATACTCATCAATAACTGCTAGTTTATCGTAGATTCTATCTACAGACAGTTGATCATACTCATCAATTCTGTTAAGTGCCCATTTACGAATGTGACTAACAATATCAGATGTCTCCTTCATAATAATCTTTTCGGAAGTACCTGTTAAGGATGTTGCTATTGTAGAACTTTGGCACTCCTTTGTCAATGGATTCGGTGAGAACCCCGTTAATGAAGAGTTGTCTTGTTTCTTCAAAGTTTGTTTTGCCAGGTGTCTTATGTACTGACAAGATAACTCTGTTAAAATTTTGTCTCCCAAATTGTTCAATGTCTTTTTTAAGTTCTGGACAAGACCCATAATACTTTTTCCAATCAGATTCGGATTTTACTTTTCGTTTTTTTCCTTTTGGTGTTCGGAACTTCCAGAAGTATTTTCTACCAATATACTTCCGACCGTTTTGGATATTAGTAATGAGGTAGACAAAACCGAAGAGATCGCCAATATCCTCAGATAAAAAAGCGGTTCCCTTAAACATCCAGGGGTTATCATAATCAATCTCGATATTCGTCAATGATATCTAAAACTCGCCGCAAATATTTATGGGCAAGGTCCTTCTCCCCTTGCCACACTTTTGACGGTTCTTTATCAACCTGGTGATAAAGTTTTTCTACTTTTGCTTTGATCTCACTTTTAGTCATAATATTCCTTGGCATTTTAGAGTTTAAATCCGCTGAATGTGTCCTTTTTAACGTCTTGTTTGATACCACCGACAACATAGGACTCAACCTCTGTTTCTTGTGGTGCAACCTGAAGACCCTTAGAAGAAATCCAGTGTTGTGTCCAGGGCAGTGGATTAGCAGATGCTGCAATATCATAAACTGGTTTTAAACCAACGCCTTTGAGACGACGGTTGGCAATCCATTCAACATACTGTTGTAAGAGTTTGTCATTCAAACCGATCATGGATCCGTCTCTGAAGAGATAGTCTGCCCAACGCTTCTCTTCATTTACAGCATTATCAAATGCCTTATAAGTCCATTCTTCCTCCTCTTTCATAATCTGTTTCATCTCGGGATCATCACCTCTTTTCCATTTGTTTAAAATGTTTTGGGTGATAGCGAGGTGTTGATTCTCATCTCTAGCAATAAGGGAGATAATTTTTGCTGAACCTTCCATGAGTTTAAGTTCACCAAAAGCAAAGCTGCAAGCAAAAGAAACATAAAACCGAATTCCTTCAAGGATGTTGACATTAGCAACTGCTCTATAAAGTTTACGCTTCAATTCACGACGCTCAATAGAACCAGCATAATGACCCTCTGCTGCAAGTTCCCACATCATACCATTGTCATATTGGTGAGCACCTTGTATGAAGTTGTCATACCCCTCTGTGACGCTTGCAGCACGTTCTAGAATGCGTTCATCAGTGACAATCTTATCAAAGACCTCTGATGGATCTGCATAAACATTCTTGATGATATAGGTATAGGAGCGACTATGGATCATTTCCATAAACCCCCAGACCTCCATACATGCTTCCAGTTCAGGTAAAGAGCAGTAAGGAATAAATGCCATACCAGGACCACGACCCTGAATAGAATCAAGCATGATCTGATACTTTAGGTTAGAAGTATAGATGTGTTTTTGTTCTGGACGTAATAATTGATAGTCACCACGATCCTTCTGCAAAGAAACCTCTTCAGGTCTCCAGAAGTACCCTAATTGCTGTGTGGTAAGTTTATCAAAGATTGGATATTTGTATGAATCATATCTCTGAATTCCCAGAGGTTTACCGAAAAACATCGGTTGCTTCTTGGTATTTACTTGTTCGGTGTTAAAGACAGTCATGCCTTTAACATTAGTTTTCACATCTTCCACTGACGATACCTTAAACTGCACAGGATTCACACTCTCCCTCCTCGGCTTGTTCTAGTTCGGTTAATAGATTATTTAAATCAGACTTCTCCTCTTCAACCTCATCACTCTTGAGATCATTTGTATTTTGATAATAAGAAGTCTTCCAACCATACTTATATGTAGTCAAAAGATCATTTGCCATTACAGAAACAGGGACTTCGTTGTCGTCAAAATGTTCTGGATTATACGACCAGTTACCAGAGATTGCTTGATCAAAGAATTTTTGCATCACTGCTACCACTTTAACATATCCTCCGTTATTTTCCATATCCCACAGAAGAGTATAATTATTCTTCAGTGTTGAATAAGACGGAACAACCTGCTTAAGGGGTCCTTTCTTACTCTTCTTAACGGACAAGTAGTCTCTAGGAGGTTCGATTCCATTTGTTGCATTTGACACAACGGAACTGCTCTCCGAAGGCATCTGTGCGGACAGAGTGCTGTGTCGGAGTCCAGATTCCAAAATGGACTTTCTAAGACCCTCCCAATCATGAGTTAGTTCCTCCGTAGTAATTTCATCTACATCCTTCTTGTATGTATCAATGGGAAGAATACCATCGGCATATTTGGTACGACCAAAGTATTCGCAATGTCCTTTCTCTTTAGCAAGTCGATTAGATGCTTTCAGAAGGTAGAATTGGAACGCCTCAGAGAGTCCGTGAACAGCGTTCCATGCCTCTTGAGACTCATAACTATATCCAAGTTTAGCAAGATAATGTGCTAGACCAATAAATCCAATACCAAGAGAACGACGTGCCTTGGTTGCAGTTTCTGCTGCTAGAACTGGATAGTCCTGATAGTCTATCAATTCGTCTAGAGAGCGCACAGAGAGGTCACAGAGGTCCTCTAATTCTGCATCACCATTGACTTTACCCACATTGATTGCAGACAAGATACAAAGAGCAATCTCACCCAGATGATCATCAATATGACTGAGTGGATATGTTGGAAGAGTAATCTCTTGACACAAATTGCTCATATTCACCTTATCTTTAAAAGATGAATGAGTGTTGCAGTGGTCGATGTTCATAATATACAAACGACCAGTCTCTGCTCTCTCTTTAAGTAGATCAAGGATTAATTTCTGTGCCCCGATAGTTTTTCTAGGAACAGATTCGTCTCGTTCATAACCCACATATAAGTCGTCAAACTTATCAGTGCCAAAAGCATCATACAAACCTGGTACGTCATGCGGTGAGAAGAGGCTAATCTCTCCATCCTGGATGAAACGTTCGTAGAAAATCTTTGAAATCTGGATTGAATAGTCAAGTTTTCTGACACGGTTGTCCTCCGTACCCTTGTTGTTCTTCAGAACGATGATGTCTTCTATTTCTTGGTGCCAGATTGGAAAGTGGACCGTAGCTGATCCACCTCTGATGCCGTTTTGAGTGCAGCATCTGACAGTCGATTCAAATTTTTTGAGAAACGGAACAACGCCAGTATGCTGAACTTCTCCACCTCGGATTTTACTGTTGATGCCACGGATTCTGCCTGCGTTGATACCGATACCCGCCCTTTGTGCAACATATCTGCCGATAGCCATATCAGAACTAAAGATGCTATCGAGGGTGTCATCAACATCAACAAGAACACAGCTAGCAAATTGTCGAAGTGGAGTTCGCACTCCTGCCATGATAGGTGTGGGAATGTTGATTTTGTGCTTGCTGACCGCGTTGTAGTATCTTCTGACATAATCCATCCTCGTTGCTTTAGGATATTCTTGGAAGATAGTCAGAGCGATCATGATGTACATGAACTGAGGAGTTTCATATACTCCTCCGCCACTTCTGTCTTGAACCAAATACTTATCAACTACCTGTCTTAGACCGGCATAGGTGAAAAGGAAATCTCGGTGATGGTCAATAAAGGAGTTCGCCTTTTCAATCTCTTCCTTGGAATATTTATCAAAGATTTCTTTATCATACACATCAATATTTGTGCAATTCATGATGTGATCCTCAAGATGGGGGAGTTCTCTGCTCCTACCATACAAACTTTTTCTTAAGGAGAACAAGAGAAGTCTTGCTGCGACAAACTGATAATTGGGGTGGTCAAGATCAATCAGATCACTAGCACTCTTAATCAGGATTTCTTGGATCTCAGCAGTGGTAATTCCATCATAGAACTGGATACCAGACTGCATCTCTACTTGACTCGCAGAAACACCTGCAAGACCCTGACAGGCATCATCAACCATTAGATGCATCTTTTCTAGGTTTAGAGATTCAATTCTGCCGTCTCTCTTTTTTACTTTGATACCGTTGCTCATATTCTCTTCCAGGTGTTAAATTTAAGTGTTGCTTCTAGACCACTATAAGTATTTGATTCTATCACAGACTGAACGTCAAGTCCATTCATTACCATATCATTTATGTCCTTATCATCTATGTCATTTGGCCAGATGACTAAGGAGTCGCCACTATCGATTGTTCTACTAATTCGATTGACAATCTCTCTGTTGCGAGGTTCGTTGTCGTATATCCAAACAGGATTGCTAATCCCCCAACAACTGACATCAGCATCAGCTCCGCACATAGCAATCGCGTTGCGAATGAACGTGCTGTCGAAAGGTCCTTCTGTAACATAGACTGGAGCATCTTTTCTGATGTTATCCAATCCGTAGATTTTTGGTGCGTCATCATCAAGCATCACGGTAATATATTTAACAGGGTTTGGTTTTATGGATCTTCCCTGAAATCCAATTAAGTTCTTTTCATAATAAAGAGGAATGATGATACGTTCTTCATCATAATCTTCACTATCAAAGGTTGGTTTAAGACTATTAGCAAACTTCTTAAACTTCTCGGCATAATAAAACTTTGACGGATCAAGTTGTCTTGCAGTCAAATATCCTGCTGGTCTAGGATGTTCTGATGCCTTTGGTAACTTAAGTTTCTTTTTAAACTTAGGTGCCTCAAATTTAAAATCTGGTTCTTCTACTACTGTTCCTCTTCCAGTTTTACCTACCTTGAATCGCTCAAGGACATATTGCTTATGCATTACAGGATCCAGTTTCTTCAAAAAACTACTAAGAGTCATTGAAGCACCACAATTGTGACACTTAAAGTTTATGTCTGCCTTTTTACTGTAGAGATAACCCCTCGTCTTTGACTTATTTTTTTGGGAGTCTCCACAGATAGGACAACGAAAATTATATAAATCTGACTTTACTCTCTTAAACTTTTGAAGTTTAGAAGAGACAAGACTAATGAACTTTGAATCAACGTGATCCATCCACAACAGCAACCACTGGCGTCATTGTAGCAGGATTTGACCCAGATAACAACGGTTTGATTAATTTCATTGTTTGGGGATTTGAAATAAGTGTAATCGCAGCAAGCGCCCCGACGACTCCCCATATTCTTCGCTCAAGTAGTGCAAGTCTTGCACGGATGAGGTCATGATCCCCGTCCATTTTATCACGGAGTTTGTCAATTTTAGTAAAGAGTACTGAGTCAATCTCCTCTTGTTTTGTAATTCTCTCTTCATGTACCGCAAGCATTTTACTCACGTTACTATTTACTTCCCCTAATTTTTCTATTGCAGTGTCAATTCGCACCACAATGTGCTTCAGATCTTCTAATTTTTGTTCTAGAATTGCTACCTTAATTTGCTCTGCCATTTGTAGGAGTTTTTAGGTGGTCTAACCATCTTTTTCTGGAGCCATGACCACCGGAAGCATACTTTCTTCTTACAGGACCTTTCATGACAGGATCAAATCCAGCAGTGGGACCTTTGGCATCTGCTGCACCGGTAAATCCGGCAGCACCAACTGTCATGTCCTCACGAATGATTGCAATGATTCTATCAAGCTTTGTCTGATCCATTGTAGATTTTGTATAGTTCCGACAAACAATATAGATCTGGTTGAAGATCATGAATGTAACACTGAGGAAAGTCTGGTAACTTACCTAGGAACATTATAAATGTCTTCATAGCCGCCCAAAGATCTTCTTCTATTTTGTAGAAGAGCATTGGGGTAGCAGCGTCTCCAAATATATTATATAGTATTATGAAGTGATTTAACAAAAGGTGACTTTTTAGTTGCCCAGTGTTTTTATATCTCTTCAGTAATCTTTTAATATACTTAAAGTGATTTAAATCTTTATCAAAATCTTCTTTCGTAACCGCTTGAGGGTTTTCATAATGTTTAATGGCGAATAGAAGAAAATTTTCTTCGTTCAGTTCATTGAAGATCATAAATCATATATCAATTATTTCTGACCAGGGAAGGCAGGTACGTTGCCGGTGCTAATACCAGACATCGCAACAAGAATCTCCTTCTTAACTCTCAGGTTGCCATCAGTGTCATTGTAGGTTGTAATACCAACCCAACCCACACCAGTTTCATACTGAGTGCCTGATGCAGCTTCAGAACCACCCTCAGCAACACCATAGACAAAGGTGTCTTTGTCAGTGTTAGTTCTACTGAAACTAGAGTCGCCAACGGTATAGACAGGGCACTGAGAAACAGTGTATGCAGTTGCGGCAATCGCTACACCATTCAGACCAGCAGTCGAACCGATTGTAAGTGATGTGGTGCTTGCGATGCCAACGATCACAGCGTCACCAAAGTAGGTTGCAATACCTGCAGCGGCAGCAGCACCAGTTGCTTGTCTAAATCCGAAACGAATAACATCACCTACCTGAGCAGATCCAGTGCTACCAAAACTAGTTCCAGACCCAATTACCTCAAGAGTGCTGTAGTTACAGGTAACAATACCAGTGGAATCTACATTATCATTATTGCCCCAAAGTGCCATGTCTTTCTTCCGATAATTTACTTGATATTAGATATTTATAAAAAGGAATTACTCGCCGTCTCTATTATTGATTGCCTTTGTGACAACCTCCAACAACTGATCATCCATATCAGTTTTAGTTAATTTGACTGCTTTGCCGAGAATAACCAAACAGATTTCGATTAATTTTTCACCTAGTTCCTCGTTTTCAGGGATCTTGGTAACTGCATCAGTAATAATCTTTGATGCTAATGGGAGAAGAAAACTTAACATGATAACCTCGCGTGTATATTCTATATATTCCCCTTAGAGTTTATCAGTCAGATTCGCCAGCTCTTGCTCTATAGGGGTTTGGTTTTTCTGCCCTCTTCTGAGAAAGTCTGTTTCTAATCTTATCAACAGGAGTTACACCTTTATAACCCTTAGCACCAGGAACTTTCTTCTTACCTTGAGGTTGAATTGCTTTACCTCTAGAAGACATCACACCACCAGTCTTACGCATCTCACGAGAGACTTTATCGAAAGCAGATGTACCAGTTCTAGTGCCACCCTCTTGAGATGGTTTACCAGTCTTGAAGTCCTTTCCAGTCTCCTTAGCATAACGAGTGCGCTCAGACACAACCTCTTCACCCATATTTTTGGTGGGTTCTGTTGGTTCTGCCTTATTCAGTTGCTTCTTTCTGTCGCGAGCAATCTTCTGATCAATCATTGCTCTCTTTTTCTGAAGCATGATCTCTTTTGTAGACATGCCTTCATTCTGAGGACCGCGTTCTGCCTCTAACTTGGCAGCAATCGCCATCTCACGACGTTTTTCTTTTGATCTTCCTTTGAACTGGGGAGCGTCTGACTTATAGAAGTCCTTAATTACACTCCCCATTGAGTCTTTTTTAAGTTCAGTTTCTCCTGAACTTTTTTAAAAGATGACTCCTTCATGTGATCAGCAGCCTTGTAACGCTTATCACCTGCCTTCATTCTCTGATAAGCAGGAGTATTGCCTTTCTTATCAGCAGCAGTGACTACCATACGGTTGTCCTTTGGTGCTTCCTTCTTAGCAGGAGTGCCGCCGTATACTGCCTCATCAACCTCAACCATCTCAATAATTTCACCACCCAGTGCTTCTACTGCCTCACCAAGTTTGGGGTTGATTTTAATTTTGTTATTGATCTTTTTTTCTTTGACTGGTTTGGAGTCAATCTCATCAGTCATGACCTCAGAAAGATCGGTTCTCCAGTTAGAGAAACTCTCTTTTTTCATCTTAGTTCTGCTGTCCATTGCCATACGGCGCTTGAACTGCTTATCTGCTTCTTTTTTATCACCCTTAGATTGTGCCATCATATCTTTATCATAGGCACCTTTCTTTGCCCTATCAACACGCAGTTTGCGCTCAGGAGTCATTGGTTCATATCCTTCTGCCTCAACTTCTTCCATTTTGGCACCCGACTTATGTCTAGTTGTGCCTGCAGAATCAACATATGATTCTTTCTCCTTTCTGGGAGATACATAACCAACACCAGGAACTACACCAGTTTTACCTGCTGCACGGGCAGCATTTCTGTCTGCTGCTCTCTGTGCTGCTCTCTTACGATTTCTATCATAAGAGGACATTGCCTCATCAACCTCAACTTCCTCTTTCTTGTACTGAGGATGATCATCCATCTTCATGCCACGCTTCTTCTCAAGACGTGCCTTACGCTCAGCAGTTCCCTTCTCAGGATCCATATCACGAACACCTTCTGACATTCTCTTTTTCATTGCGCCAGCAATTGCCTTACGACGCTTCATCAAATACTTATCAGTGCTATCTTTCTTACCATCATTATTGACATCACCATCTTCCTTACCCACAGGATCTAATCCTTCTTTGGTATATCCTGCAGATGAGATTCCCTTTTCCATCTGCTTCTTCTTGGTCTTATCCATTACTCTCTTCTTAGCAGCATCCTGCTCAGACTTAGGAATTGCAAATCCTTTGATGTCCATCGTACCTTCATTAGCAATCTGATGAAGGTAAACCTTTGAGATATCATTCAAAGGATTCTTGCCAATACCATTAGACATGTTTCTACCTTGTCTTTTTCTTATACTTATTTATGAAATTATGAATATCAAACGTGCCAGTCATTCTCATTGCATACTTACGGAAAGCATCAGTTCCAATTTCTCTTTGATTTGATGGAACTCCTGATGGACCTGGATAATTTACAACTGCTTCATTAACATCGCGAATCCAAGATTTAAACATATAATCTTCTCTGGTCAAACAGATTAGATGGTTGGTTCCTCTACGAATAATTTTACCAATCAAACCTGTGTTCAGACTTTCTACGATGTCACCAATGTTAAAGATATTACCAGATACATAGTTGTCTCTCAGTCCTTTAGGATCACACTTAGGTGCGATCTGCCACATCTCTTCTACTTCTTTCTTCTTTGCTTTGATACCCATGCCTTGACGGACAAGATCAAACAATGCTTGAGTATCGCCATCATCAAGAGACTTTGGTGTGCCACGACGGAAAGAATCAAAATCACTATCAGCAACTGCCTTTCTCATCTTGGATGCTGACATACCCTCAACACCCTCAGCATCTGCATCCCTTACGCCAGCAGAGATGACACGAATATTATCAAAGGTATAGAGGTCACCATTGTATTTGGTTGCCAGATTTTCAAACTCAGACTGACGGTCTGAACCAACCATGATATTAACGTTATTATATCCAGACTCATTTGCAGCAATCAGAACATCAAAGATAGATCTCATCTCATCATCATTGACAATTTCCTCATCAAAGTCGGGAAACATCTTCTTCATATAGGACACCTTCATATCAGGGTCCAGAGGATTCTTTTTAGGATCTTGTGTTCTGGATGGATAGATCTTCAAGTCTCCACCAACCGAAACTTTTCTTGCTGCCTTGAGTAATTTCTCATGACCAGACGTTGGTGGATTAAAACGACCAAACGCAACAGTCAGAGTATCACCCATCATTTCAGATGAGTCACCTTCATCTTCACCACCTTTTGCTTTTGCCTTAGGTGCTGCCTCTGGTTGTGCAGCAGGTTTAGCAGCAACTGCTTGCTGTGGTTTTGCTGCTTGCTTTGCTTTTGGGTCCTCTTCTTGCTTGCCTGGTTTGCCCTTCAGGAACTTAAGTTTCCCATCTTCAGTAGTCGCCACAAATTTGCCACGGGTATCCAACCAACCGCCATGGCCATCACTCTTGAGGTTCAATTTTCTCGCCTGCATACTTGCCTGCGATTGTGCCTCGTTCAGAAACTGAAAGAAACTTTTCATTTATATTGAGTATCCTTATACTATATTTAG